CTTGTGGGGGAACCCGAGGTGAATACTTCACCGTACATATGTATGAGAACAAGAAGTACCATATCACATGGCGAATATAAAGTCTTGACTATTGGTGATGGCCTTCGTTATTACAAAGGCTATGACTATACATCTCCGACTTATTATTCATACGGAAATAGGGACGTTTACTGGCAAGAGCCGAGTGTTGAAACTCTGTTCGAGGCAGCATCTGACCTTGATCCTCATGCGACATTTTCCACGTGGAATCCTTTCGAGCACTATAAGCGCTCGGTAAGGACTTTCGCGCGGAAAGAAGTACATACTCTAGCAAGCTCAATGAGCCTCGCTAGCAGTACGTATTACAGGCCCTGCAAAGTTACTTCGCAGAGACTGTTCTTCGGTACGACTCCTTGGGGGCCGATGGACAAACCTATTGGAGGTCTACCATCGCTCTATGACGTATCCATAACCGACGGCGAATTTGTGCCGCTTGTTAGTGGATTCGATGATCGCGTTGCACATTCACTTAACGTGATGTTACCAGCGATTAAGGATGACCTAAGTCTCCTCAACTCCATCTACGAACTTAAAGACTTTAGAAGTCTTACAAAGTCCGTGATTGGAATGCTGAGGCGCCCAAGAACCATCCTCAATAGAACACGACGTTTGCTTACTTGGCGTCCAAATGGACGCAAGTCGCTACGTCAGGCCCTAAGATCTACGGCGTCAGGCTATCTGCAAGAGCAGTTTGCCTGGGCACCGTTGATCAGTGACATTATGGGTGTCCATAATGCACTCAATGGCCTCAAAGCCCAGATGAACAAACTTCTGGACGAAGAGGGTAAGATCCGAATCAGACATTATAAGTCTGATCTCGGAACTGCATTCGTGAATACTCAAGACCCTCTGGTTTTGTTTACTGCGAACAACTTCCTATCTATGCGCGTTTCCACCACTCCTGGTGGTGCGCTAGTAGGAGGCGGTTGGCAGGGACGTGCCGGATGGGATCGTGAGGTATATTATCACGATGCAACGTTCCATGGCGAAGTGAGATACCAGTATTTCCTTTCCGCTTTTCAACGGAAGAATGCTGAATTCTTAACATTACTAGATGCTCTTGGGGTTAACCTTAACCCCGCGATTATCTGGAATGCACTTCCTTGGTCCTTTGTAGTTGACTGGCTCATTAACGTAAGTCAATGGCTTGATCAGTTCAAAGGGCAGAACATGGAACCCATAGTCCTCATACATAATGCCTTATTCTCGCAACGTGTAAGTCGTACTACGGGTATCAATGTGGTTTACCACGCTGATTACCCAAATACGGCGAACCGTTTACCGAGAAGAAGGTATAACGCACTTAGCGTCGACGAAAGCTCTTATAGAAGAGTTTCCGGCATGCGCTACGTGAACGAGGCCATAAAGACCTCGGGCATTTCCTTGAAGGAAATGTCCCTTGCATCCGCCTTGGCGATCGCGCGAAGGAGACGTCGGATGTAACACAGCACACCTCACTTAGGTGCCACCATAGGGTGGAACAAAGTAAGATAGTAATATGCTAGCAAACACGCTCAATACGAACGAAATCAAGGATGCGGCCGGAACCGAACAAGAGTTCGGCCGGCTTAGTCAGGGAACACGTGAGACGGAATTTGGCAATATTGCCGAAACACCGTCAAATCCTCACCGATTGACCGTAAAACATACGGAAATCGGGAGTGGTCTTAGCAAACGCCGCCGTTCACTCGTCCGGTTCGACAAAAGTGTCGCCGGGCAGGTTGATACGGAGACGGCTGCTCAGATCAGTGCATACGTAGTTGTTGATATCCCTGTTGGGAATCTTACTGCGTATACCGAACCCAAGAACGTACTCGCCAATTTGGTTAGTTTTCTCGCCTCTACAGGCGCGAATACTACCATCTTGTACGATGGTTCTGGAAACGGTGCCGTGACGCTGATCAGTGGGAGTCTCTAACAGTAGTGACTTCCACTTCTTGGGTGATATGAGTTTTCTCATATCACTCATTCAGCTCCTTGACAGGCAACAAGCCCTCATTGAGGGCCCTTTAGGCCTGTAGACGGGTCGTACTCGCATGGTTGTTAGCTCTAGGAGGATTCGCATATGCTATCCAATAAGAGCCTAGATTACAGTGAAGTAATCACTACCATGCTGTATGACGTGCAAACGTTACACAGTTCTGTATTCACCAAGCGCTCATGCCGATTAACTTCAGAGAAGTTAAAGGCAAGAGTTGCTGGTGAAGGAATTGGTTTTCTCACGAAAACCCTACCTCGTTTGGCAAAAGCTCTTGATAAAGCTCTAGCCAATATAGAACCACTTGACGCTGTAAAGTACCGGTTTAAACCGATGCCTAACAGCAAATTGCCCATGTTTATGGGTGAATTCTTCAAGCGTGTTCTAGATTATGACGGAGTAGTCCTACCAGCTGCTGATGTACAATGCATCAGAGCATTGCGCGATGTCCTTCTTGTGTTCTACAAGTTGGAACTCCCGCATAGCCCGAGACAAGAAGAGGAAGTCATTCAAAAGTTTTTACAAACTGATGAAGATATTTCTCCTTATCATGAGTATTTTCGCTGTCTTAGCGAAAATATTCGACGCACCGGTGCACCAACCGCGATCTGGGCCTTATCGGCCCCGATCTGGTTCAAACGCACCATCTACAATGCCCGACGAAACCTCCAAGAGGTTTTCGCGGGATTCGACGAACGGGATATCTATCCAAGGCACGGCCCCGGAGCAGTCTCCACTGGAGAAAAGCTCTGGGGTAAGTACCAATGGACAAACATCCCACATCGAATCACCACAACGTATCCTATTGATGAGTACTTTTACTCGTCCATGGGTCACGTTTGTGATGCGTCCTTAGAGATTCAATCTCTAAGGTCTGACGAGCAATTGGCCAAGGTTATCCTTGTGCCAAAAGACTCGAGAGGGCCTCGCCTTATATCTTGTGAACCACTGGAATTCCAGTGGATTCAACAGGGTTTGGGGCGAGCCATCATGCGGCATACCGAACAATCACCACTTACTAAGTGGAGTGTTCGGTTCACTGACCAACAACCAAACCGGTACGCAGCCCTCATGGGCTCTGTACACGGTAGATATGCGACCCTTGACCTCAAAGAGGCCTCTGATCGTGTATCTGTTGGTTTAGTTCATCTGTTATTCCCAGAACCGTTGTTAACGGCTTTGATGAATACCAGAAGTCTCGGAACGAGGCTCCCAAACGGAAAGGAAGTATTGTTCAAGAAGTTCGCGCCAATGGGGTCAGCTTTATGCTTTCCCGTATTGGCTCTTACAACTTGGGCACTTCTCTATGCCGGATTAAGAGCACTTGATGCGAACATCCTCCCAGAGGATGTTTATGTGTATGGGGATGATGTCATCGTCCCGGCTAGACTAGCCGAGCACGCGATGATCATACTCGAATCGTTCGGTTTACAAGTAAACCACGATAAGAGCTGTACCAAAGGATTCTTTAGAGAATCATGTGGCCTAGACGCCTATAAAGGCGTTGAAGTCACACCCGTCCGAATTCGGACGCCTTGGTCATCACTCCGCTGCCCTGAAGTCTACACTTCTTATATCGATTTATCGAATAAGTTGTGGCGACGCAAGTACTATGGTTGTTACGATCTAATCGTATCAAGGCTACAAGCTGTTTATGACAGCATACCTTGTGAGGCTGACGGATTATCCGTCCCCTCTCTCCCACATGTACCTGATACCGGAAAGGGTATACGTCAACGTTATAATCGTCTCTTGCAAAGAGTCGAGTATTACGTGTTAGACGTAGTCCCTAAGACGACAACTCGAGAGATCAACGGATGGCAAATGCTATTGAGATATTTCTCAGAAGCAAATGCGTCCTATAATCTCTCTCGTCAACATCATGCGCAGGTGCGCTCACCGGAGGTACCAGATTTGGTACCTTTTTCAGTCAGACGGTACACAGTTCGACGCATCGTTAAGTTACG